GAGTTGCAGAAACAATCGGGACATTATTCTCCACCGCAAGACCGCGCAGTTCTTCGGCGATAGCCTTGATGTAAGTATAACTGTTTACATTCGCACCCGCCTTAATTCTAGACGATGCGCAAATATTTAGGTAGTCAATGAAGATTATATCTGGGCGGAAGTTCTTCTTCAGTGCAAGATCGTTAATCAATGCGCGGAAGTGAGCAGGATTCGCAGACGCAGTTGGATATTCTTTAATAATTAACTTGCCTTTGACAGAACCCCTGAGTTTACCCATTCGCTTCTCATACATGTCTTTCGGCATGTTCATGAGATCGTCAAGAGAAACATTGAGGAGATTAGCGTCGATTCTTTCAGCAATCTTCTCCTCAGCCATTTCTAGAGTAATGTATAGAACATTGTAGTTCTGCGTCAGGCAACCAGCAGCCACATGACACATAAACAGAGACTTGCCGACACCAGTACCTGCAAGAGCAATGTTAAGGGTCTTTTGTGGTAATCCACCTTTAGTGATTTTGTTGAAATATTCAAGATCGAAGGGGATTCTTTTTTCGACGCGATGATAAAAATCGTAGCGATCAGCGTAACTATCCAAAAAATCATGACCAATGTGAGGATCGAAACTAACCCCCAGAGCATCAGACAAAAGAGTAGGAATGCTTCCTTTGCCCCTTGCTTGATCTTTGCCATCCAGGATCTGAATGGAATCCATGATGGCATTGTAAATCGCTTTTTCTTGGCAGAACTTTTCTGTAGTGTCAAGAAGCCACTCGAGTTTTTGCTCTGACTTGTCATTCGAGATTTCCTTTAGGAGTTCGAGTGACTTATTTAACTCACCCTCTGTGAGTTTCGTAGATTCTTTAAGGCTGATCTCCAGCGCTGCTTTCGGAGGCAGACTGTTGTACTTTAGAATGAACTCTTTTATTTCTTCGAATACCTTTCTTTCGTGGCTTTCTGTCAGATACTCTTTCTTCAGAAAGGGCAGAGTCTTCCTCATGAAAGACTCGTTCCGCATCAGATTCGACAAAATTAGTGTTTCTGTTTTCATCTATTACCCTTGTGGCGTGTTCTACCGAATCAGTAATTATATTACGAAGTATGGCAGAAGTAAAGTTCTTAAACTTATTAGATTCTACATTACAAAGATTAGGATTAGAGATAATTGAAATATTGTATGACATTTCATTATCACTGGACATATGGATATCAGTAATCTCAAATATGACACCAGGATATTTCTTGATTATCTTAATAGCAATAGCATCTTTGTTTGAAAGATCTAGAAAAAGATCGTAGTCTCTACCAAACTTTAAGAACTTTCTTGCTTTCCAAAATTGGAATTTCGCAATTAAATCTTCAAACATCTTCTTCCTCAACAGTCACAGCAGAACCAAAGGAATAGTTTTCACGTACCCAATCCTTAAACGAATCATTTTCAAGTATCGTGTCCCAGAAGTCAGAGGATTCCGTGTCAGCAAATCGCCACTTCTTATTCTCAACTTCACCAGTGGTGGTGTTTACGCGAGCATACCAACCATTTGATGGCTTGATGACATGACCAGATTCAAGTGCCATATCCATGAGCCCAGAAAACCTGCTAACACCACCATCAAAACGGACAGAAACAGGGATTTTTGCCTTTTCGCGAACATAACGAGACTTTTCTACATTGATGATATAAGAATACCCTACAAGGTCAGCGCCTTCCTTTTCCTGCTGACGACCTAGGATATAGATATTGTCGGCAGAGTAATAAGAACCTGTACCACCGCCGACGATTGCCTTCGGGAACATACCAATTTCCATATAGGTGTGATTGACCACAACCATCGGGATATCCTTTAGCGTAAGGTGCGGTGTGACCATACGGAACAAAGACTTAATCTGCTTGGCGCGAGTCATGTCACCAACAGACTTTTGCTCAAGAGCATCTTCAACTTCTTTCTTCGAAGCAAGATTACCAATCGAGTCAATTAGAATCATCACACGATCGCCACGCTCAATGTTAGTCAGCTGATTCATGATGTCAAACTTCAACTGCTCGACATCAGTGATTGGCGTATGGATAACACGCTCCTTATCAATACCGAAGTTCTGGAAATATGATTGCGGAGTACCGAACTCAGAATCGTAGAAAAGAACAATAGCATCAGGGTACTTGTCCTGGTAGGCTTTCGCCATAATCAAACTGAACGCAGTCTTGAAGTGCTTGCTCGGACCAGCCCACATTGTGAGACCAGGAGTAAAGCCACCATCAAGAGAACCAGAAAGCGCAATATTTACTGCGGGGATGCTTGTCTGCACCATATCCTTTTCTTCAAAAAAGATTGAACGAGAAAGGATAGAAGTATCTTTAATTGTTGAATTTTTCTTGAGTTTATCTAACAGGCTCATGTGTAGTCTCCTTGTAAACGATATATGTATTATATACTATTTTATGCGAAAAAGCAATCTAGCGATTCAACCTTTTCAGATTTCCAATTAATGGAAGAAAGAATAATATCTAGCGGTTCAAGAAATGATTTCTCGAACTGCAGATCGTAATCAATATATTGCTCAGCATCCAACTGCTTGGGAATACCAGACAAGAATGCAAGAGTATTGTTATTGTAAATATTTGGTTGTTTTAGATAGACAAACTTGATCTTTTCGCCTTCCTTGATTTCCTGATATCGTTTGGTGAGTTCCAATTCTCTCAACAAATGATTGTACACCAATGCACCCTTGACATGGATCGGTGTTCCTTTCTTGAAGATATGCGCAGCATCAGCATACTCTTTTAGACCATTAACGGATCTTGGGAATGCAATATCTTCAACAGATAGTTTCTTAAACTCACTGCGAAACTTTTCGATAAATTTATGCAAATCATCTTCAGTTTGTGTTATGACAATATTGATTGCTTCTTTAATCTTTGCACGACAAGCAGATGGAGTAGACGAACGAATCGCTGAGATGCCCATCATCTTGAGTTTCGGTTTGGCATACGCCACACCTTCGCTATTGTAGACATTGAGAATATAGTTTTTCTTAGCAACCCAGATTGCTTTGTCAGCCAAAGACTCGCGCTTCATTTCCATGCGCTGTTGAAACGCATTGACATATTCTTTCAATTCTTCATACGACGCATCAATGAACGGCTGGATTTTATCATCGCAAACCTTATCCATAAACTTGATGACTTTCTGGGTGTCAGAAGTATCAGGATAAAGTTTCTTGACCAGCGGACCCATGTTCAAATAGATTGAATCAGTATCAGAAGCGATGACATAATCTACATCATCAGTTTTGAGCAGATTATTCATGTATTGATTAATCTTCTTTTCAATCCAACGAATAGACAACTGACCTGCCGTTGTAATGCCTTCGGCGATACGAGTATCAAAGAAGCGGAAGTATTGATTACCAAGTGCACCGTAAGCAGAGTTTAGAGTAACCTTCTTTGCCAACTGCAGGTTATTGTATCGAGCAACTTGTTTCTCAAGATAAGCCACTTGATTCTTATCTTCAAGAACAGTTTCGATCTTCTTCTTGGCTTCGATTGCCAACTTCTTATAGCGTGTACGATCTTTGTACATGCTATCCATAATCTCAGGCAGAACACCCTGCTCTTGAGTACGGAACAGCTGACCATTCGGCGTTACGGTAACACCAAGATCTTTTAGGATGCTTGTATCAACTTCTTGATTTAGCAAAGAGTTAACGCTGACATTACAGTTGCTGATAAACCCACGCATATTGTCATTGTATAATTTTGGCTCGACGAGTGTTTCCATCGAGATGTTATACTGCATAATCAAGTGCGGATACAGACTGTTCAAGTCAAACGACGCAACCCATTCATGCATACCACAAATGGGATCTTTTACATATGCGCCTTCGTATTGCGAACTCTTTGTGCTATGAGAAAGTTGAGGAATCACAATCTTCTTTCGTAGAAGATAGTTGTAGATAATCGCGTCCCACATACGAACCTGCGTGAACACATCATCGTAGTTGACCTTGTTATCATAAGCAAGAGTCAACGCCAACTCAATCAACTTCATCTTGTCTTCGAGTTTCTCAACAAGTTCGACATCCTTGATGTTATACTCAATGAACTTCTGATAGTCGTGTTTGTAGAGTTGATGTAGAGTTTCGAACTCAGAATAATCTAATTTCTTCTCACCCAATTCAACATGAGCAATGTTATCAAGACGATATGACTCTTGCTGCGAATAAGTAAACTTACGATAGAGTTGAATGTAATCTAGAATAGCAACCCCAGAAATATCATAGAACTCTACTGGACGATTCATCATCGTCGTTTCGCGTTTACTGATACGATTCCACGGCGAGAGTTTCTTGGCTTCATCCTCACCAAGAACTTTGATGATGCGATTAGCAAGATATGGAATATCGAATTGCTCGACATTCCAACCAGTGACTACATCTGGATGCCATCGGCTCCATAGGTCGAGGAAGCGTCGTATGAGATCTGACTCATCGCGGCATTTTGCATAGTGCACGTCGTCACGATGCTTGACATAATCGCCACAACCAAACACAAAATAATTATCTTTGACTTTGATACTGATTGCTGTGATTGCTTCGTTTGCATCTCTTGGTTCAGGAAATCCGTTCTCGGATCCAACTTCGATATCAAGATAGGCAATAAGTATTTTACTGACATCCCAAAGAATATCGTCAGGATACTCATCAGCAATATAAGCATACTCATAGCGATTATTCCCAAAAACAGGAAAATTGTCGACACCCTTGTACCTCTCTAAGAATTCACGACACTCTGGAATTGTTCCAGGCTGTATTGGTTTGACATAATCACCATCAAGAGTTTTGTACTCAGACTTCTCTTGACTGGAAAGAAAAAAGGTCGGACGGAATTCAACCTTCCGTCTGACCCTCTTATCATTTTCAACGCCTCTCAGAAGAATAAATCGACCAGAGACGCTGACATTAGTATAAAAATTAGACACGCTTTAACCTGTAATTAACTGCCTTGGGGGAACAACGATTCCTGCCCCGAAGATTTGATTATACCCGTTTTTCACTTCATCCGCAACCTCTGAGATAACAAGAATATGATTCTTGTTGATTGTAAACGGAGGATTGCTTGCTTGCATCCATGGCATAAAGCCAAGAACTGGGGCACCATCTTTACCGCGCTGGAGAACGCAAGCAACTGGGTCAGTGAAAGTGATGTGAGTGTCACTCTCCTCTTCGATTGCCGCAATTAATTCCTCGCCATTTACGAGCTTGAGTGCTTTGATTGTCATTTGTATTCACCTTCTTGTATTTGTCAAATAAACCTTTTTGCTTATGGTTTTGTTTTTCACCATTTAAATAAAGAACATCGTGTATCATAACCCACGTGTCATCACCGACTCTAAGTTGCCAACCATTATAATCTAGTATCTGTATCTGTTTAGATACTAGCAAGTCACGGAGTTCTGATAAAGAATGCATTATTCTTCACTGCTGTTAGCATTATCCATAGACTGACGCTTGATCTTGAAAGCAACATGGTTTGCATGAGCAGCAATCATCGATCGTTTAAAATCACCACGCTCATGTGAGTCTTTAACCCAACCATATGCTTCAGCCATTGCAAGCATTCTCTTGTATTGTCGTGGAAGTTTAGCGTTATAAAAGTCACTACGATTAGCCATTTAATAATTCCTCACATTTCTTCCAAAATTGTTCTTGCTGACCTTCTACTCTGATTTGGAAGTTATGCCAGAATAGATCGTTTTCTTTACCGTATGTTGTACCAAGACCATAGTTTGGATTGCCATTTTCTAGAGTCCAATAAGGTCTACGGTCAGTTTCCCAATCATATCGATATACATTCCTATCATACCTTAATGGCATGACAAAGTCAACTGCAATATTATTAGCCTCAGCAGCATAGGTATACTCTTCGGCAACATCACCGCGACTAGTTTCCATTGCTGATGGTCGACCCATCTTATCAAAATTTGCTGCGCTTAATGCTAACGCTGAAGGTGCAGCAAACAAATGATTGTTGTTTTCAATATGCCCTGAACGCTGCGCATTACCAATTAACGCACCATTTGATGCCGCCGAAATATATGTTTCTATTGCATTTGGGTGGACTGGCAAACAATCAATGTCTAGAAACAACACGACATCAAAGTCTAATTGTTTTGAAACATTTTCATCTTTAAAGGTAGAAACTGATTGACCATTTAATGTCCAAATATAATCCATAAACAAACCATGCGGGATTTCTCCCTTAATGGCTATATGCTGAAGGTTTAAAGGATTAAACTTCTTAACAACTGCTCTTTGTAATTCCACAGTTTTAGGATTAATGTTCGGCATAAAATATGATGCGATACAGGCTTTCATAACATATCCTTTGATTTATTGCATTGACGAAACGATTATATCGTTGTTATTTGGTCTAAGTTTTTTGATCTTAGAATGAATCTCATCAAAAAAATTCCACGCATAAACAATAATCATTAAATCGCCAGGTTCGTTGATTAATGTTTCTGGTGCAACGATAGGAATATTAACACCGCCGATAATCTTACCGATCTTCATCGGATTTTCGTCGACGATATATTTTAGTTTGCGTTGAACATAATTGCTCATCACCACACCCTTTGCGGCTGCTCCATAGCCAACAACAGGCAATGATGATTCATCAATTAATTGGGTTAATCGAGTTTTATTGTTCAACACTTTATCATTAAATTCTTCATATGTTTCTGCGTCAACCAAAGCAGACTCATCTTGCAATAATTGATTAATTCGTTCCTCTGAATTATCCGTTGCATTGTGCTTAATCTTAAACAGATAACTTGTTCCGTGCACTGGACGATATTCAACATCCACCAGGGAAAGCCTTGCGCGTTTACACAATTCATTCATAGAGTTGATTGTAAAGAACGAATGGTGTTCGTGATAAATTGTATCGAACTCACCATTTACAATCATATTTTTCTGTGAGGTCTGTATGTACAGAGTGCCATCTGGTTGCAACAGCCTCTTACAATCTGTTAGGAATGCTAAAGGATTTTGGATATGTGCCACCACATTAAAGCAAGTGATAACATCATATGCACCTTTAACCTTTACTGATGGGAAAAAATCGCAAGTAAGATTTAGATCTGGCTCATTGATCTTAGAAACAATGTTTTCGGCTGGATCAATACCATGCAGTTCCCACTTATATGGTCTGAATGACTTTAAGAATGTGCCATCATTACAAGCAATATCAAGAATTCGTTTATTGTCTCCAGGATTTTCTGAATGAATTTGAGAGGCAACCTGATCAAATTCTTTAACTAAAGTGTTCGATGTTCCGCTGACATAAAGATAATGCTTGTACAACGCTTCTCTATCAACAGATACTGTCAACTGAGAGTGATAGCATTCCATACAAACATTTACTTCTAGTGGATACAATTCATCATCTTGCTCGGGTGTATCCTTAAGATTATTAGCCAAAGGCTGAGAACCCAGAGAACAAAATTTATGTAATGCGCTAGAGCCGCATGCATAACACTCTTCGATTATCTCATAATTACTCATATCGCACACTCTTATCTCTGTTTGTAAATGTCACATTGCCATATTGTGTTTTGATTTCTTGTACAATCGACTGCACGGTAGACTTAAATTTAAAGTCAAAGGTATCGCTGAATTTTTTATTCGATATCATGAAGTCATAAGGATTACCAACCTTACCCTCATCAATTATTTCTACATCAGTTATAGCAGCAACTTCTTTTGCTAGATTAGATACAGTGCTATTAAAGGAATTGATATTATAGACGCCAGAATTTTTGCTGTTGCCTTTCTGTAGAATAGCGTCAATTGATTCTAGCAAGTCTGATAATCCAAGAATAGCACGATGAATATGTGAGTTAGACATGCGTATCACATCATTCTCTATTGCTGACATCGACATAGAATTAAGCATCAGTTCACTGCGGAAATTGCGTGAAAATCCATTAACAGTGCCGAATCTAAGCCCATACCATGGCTCAATCGGATTATTATTAAGCATGTATTGATCTATTGCATATTTCGTAAGGTCATAGTTATTTACGCAAATAAATTCTTTTTGTTCCTCGGTGGCTATTCGATCGCCAGTGTTTCCATAGATAGACGAGGAACTAGCATAGATTAGTTTAATTGGCTTCGGTATCAATTCAATTTTATGCACTAGATTGACAAAATTTCTGATGTTATTGTTAAACGATGACATGTAATCATCGACGCACATCTTAACCGAAGAATGTGCTGCTAACAATATGACAGCATCATATTTCGTTAGTTCTTCTATGCTTAGATTATTGAAGTCTTTGCGAACAAATGGCATCATCGTTGAATTGCCAAACCAACAAAGGTCGTAGCAAGTTACATCGTAGTCGCGCCAAACAAGATATGGGTGTAATCGAGAACCGATATAACCCTTTCCACCTAACAGTAAAATTTTCATAATCTATTCTCTAGCATTATAATTTGATCACGCAAATCAATACCGAACTGGCGATGCCATTCGTAACGAGCAATCGCTGTATCTCTATTTAGCAGGTGCTGTCCACCGTTACCAACTGCCTTATCAGCCTCAGGAATTTGAGTTTGAATTGCAAGTTTACGCTGAAGAAGATCTTCTGTAAATGGTGAATACCCATACCACAAAATACGGAAGTCTTCGGCTGGTGTTCCCCAGTAATGTCTACCTGCTCGCCAGACTGAAGTGTCGAAATAGTTTAGTGCAAAGTTATGCATGCTTCGCATCTTACGATTGTCATACATAACATTATCTTCAATTGCTTGAAAATCTCTAGCACCAGCATATGCATTATAAACAGTATCTTCGCTATAATCGCAAGGCATACCAAATGTTCTTTGTGTTACAAGAGATACACTAGGATCTGGTTCGGTAAACTTTTGCTGTTCTGTGTCAATCATCACATCGCATGGAATAAGTTTTTGCATGCGAACAGGTTTCTGTGACTTGAAGGCATGCAATAATCTGCGAGTATTACCAATAAGAAACTCGGTGACATTTAGAGTAATCATCCAAGCATACGGATACTGTTGTTGAATGCTGCGTTCGATATTCATGATCTCATTATCGCAGGTGATTGCGTTGAAATCTTTGTTTACCGATTTTATGATTTGCCACTTGGGTGTAATCTTTCTAACAAGATCCATAGAACCATCAGTAGAATGATAGTCTACGATAACCCCGTGGTCAAACTTATCTTTATGGTGCTGAAGCCACCAATTTAAAAGATATTCCTCATTACGAACATGACAAATTACAAAACGCATTATTGTTTCCAGGGAAGTTTTCCAGCATAACGCTTGAGCATCTCAGCGTTACCGTTGATAAAGAAGTCAGCCTGCACAGATATTCCTGTGCTTCCTACTCTATATTTTACCGTATAATCGTTGTTGGAGTCAAACTTTAACTTATTCTGTTCATGCATCAGAACAGCAGTCAATGCACGGTCAACTTCCATCATGCCATTGGGTGGTCGCGCCTGACGGTGCCAGATCGGAGCAATGTTCACCGCAAGTTCACGACGAACAAAGAAACAACTCACATCGACAAAGTGGTCGTTAAGAACGGACTTGTATTTACCCAAGTTTTCGCAATCGTCGTTGCAGATAAACTCGCCCTTGCTATCAACAATCTGGCGCAGCGAATATGCCCAGTCTAGTTGTTTTTCTTGTGTAATCTTAACAAGGCTTTCGATATGATTTGGCGTAAACTCATTATCATCATCTAGCCATGCAATATAGTCACCGTTGGTCAGGAAACTAAAGCCACCATAGATACGGTGACCATTGAATCGATTTAGTCCAGTTGCGTGCGGCAGAACAATGACGAACTCATTATTGCCGTTAGGAAATTCCATCGCATTGAGAATTTCAGAGGTTTGTTCCCATCTATCAGAACCATCAACAATAACATAATGTTCAATGTTTTTATAGGTTTGATTGCGTACAGAATCAATGCAATCAGCAAGTCTGACGCCGCCAGTTGTTGCGGTAATAACAGATACTTTCATAAACTTCTCTCTTTACAAAATTGTAGAACACTTGGATCGTTTTTTTGATCTCCATAGGGAGCATATAATGCACGCTTTCTTGATTCCGCTTTACTATTTATGGGATTCAAATAGTATGTAGCCAGACTTCTTCGCGCTATGTTTTCTGGGCATGTTAATTCTTCGGGTAAACCATGCCAAGAGTTTTGCGTGGTGTCGAATAACACAGCGCGATTAAACTTATTCTCAATTTTAGTGATGCATTCTTTAGGTTGCTGCGTTTCTTCATCATGACTCCAAAATTCTAGACCACCACCCCACTCAGGATTCCAGTCTGGTGTCATGTACATGATAAGATTATAGTTTCGCATCAATGGCATTTTAGGATGTAGCGAATAATCTTTATGGATGTTTAGTTTGCCATCTCGGCTATGAGAATGCATTCCACCGCCATGAAGACCGTAGTCTGGGATGATGTTTGAGTTTTGTGTGATGTGACTTAAAATGCCAGCAAACTTATGACTACAAAGAAAGAACAATGATGAGTAAATCGGCGCAGGAAATTTATCCCAGTGCGAACAGGCTTTCTTCTTTTCTACAGCATTGTCATAAGAAACAGTCCACACAGAATCATTGTGTGCTGGAAAACTGCTCGCTATCTCAGCGGCAGTCTTATCATCGAAAAAATTGTCAATAACTACATGATGGAATGGTTCGGATCTTTTAAACTGTTCTTGTAAAGAACAGTAGTCCAGATTGTTTATCATTTTTAATCCCAAAGATTCTCATAATATTTTCCAAAAAGGCGGAATGCGTTCTTCTTCCTTCCGAGGTATTTATCCCTCTTCTCTTTGTCTAGGTTGCCACCCTTTACCATGCCGTCTTTGTTCCACTTGGGTTTCTCAATCCAGAAATTGGGTTCTTTGTCTTTGACTTCTTCGCCAAATGCCCAAATCATCTCGCTGAGCACCCAGTCCCAACGCTTGAAGTGGTTGCTGTCAACATCCCAATCATTCTTCTTTGGCTTGGCTGCAGAAGTGCGAAGATGCTCAGGAACATCCTCATCATCAACATACGGTGCGCCATGAGTTGTTTTCTTCAACTGCTTGAGCATGGGATGGATGATGAGCGCAAGAGTTGCGTCCATGTTCCATGTGTCCCATGGATCAATGCGAACAGAGACTTTCTGTTTACCGTCTTTCTTAGGGTATTTTCCGATTGAAACTTTCAATGTCAACCTCTCCTCATACGGGAAATGTCTTTCATCTGCTCCTCGTCAATCACTGGAACAGCGTTGCTCTTATGCATTGTAGCAATACCCTTCACCAAAGTGCCAGTGTACATCAGACTTTCTTTCTTCTCAGTGAAGATCTTATCAGACTTCAGCGACTGAATGCTGCGAGCATCACCAGCACCAACTCGCGGACCATAAGAGAGACTCGGCAGTTTCTCATAACCAAGAATGGCTGTCGACTTGCGATACTTGGTCGCAACTACACCCTTTGACTTACGCTTCTTCTTCGGTTTGAATCGAGCAGCGCAATAAATCATCATACAGGATACTTCTCTACATGAGCATTATAAAATCCCTCAACCCTTGCCGCAAGACGCTTCACTTCCTCAATGGTAAAGTGTGTGCCATGTTTAGGATAACAGTCAACGATATCCTTGGCTAGTTGCCGCAAAAACTGCAGTTCTGTAGTTGTGCCACGAGGCAGCACTTCGAAGTTGCCATTAGACATCACGGACCTCCACTACGCAGAGAACGGACTGCATCTTCGCAAATCTTCATAGCATCTTGGAGATTTTTCCGAATCTGCATAAGGTGATAAGACACGACAAGCACTGATACTGAAGTCAACGAAAGAAGAATGACTGTCAACGAAAGCAATACAACATCCATTAGACTTTCTCCACAAGTTTAGACAAAGTGTAATCAGCAATTTTGCAACGAATCATTGTCGGAATATCTGTAAACGGATCTTCCAAGAAATAAGAACATCCATCCTTCCAAGTATTATACTTGACAAACCTCGCAAAATCAACCATATGTTTGCGATTGCGAGGGTCAAATTGCACTCGCTCTTTTGGAGCAAGAACAGAATGACGATATACATTAGTCATGATAATATTTACCCTTTCGTTTGGCGGGAACACAAATTATTATACCTGAAATTAATCCACAAAGATAGAAAAAAACATGGAACCAGTGCGGATCAATCACTTGATGCCCCAGTTCCAATCTTCTTCAATCTCGTTCTCGGGACCAGCGATATCATCAATCACTTCCCATCCCAATTCAATCAAACGAGATGCAACATGATGAGGGTTTGCGCCGCGCAACTCTTCTGGGGTGAAGACAACAACGGAGCAACCCATCTCCTCAAGAGCGCGTGCATGTTCAACAATCTTAGACATGTCAATCATATCATTGCTCCGAGTTGTATTTACCTTCAATGGGATCATGCATAAGGTCATCGTAAGAAACAACCTCATCAGCGTCTGTCACCAACCTCTCGTTTGTTTGCTCATAGAATCCGATTGCCTCATGAACCTGTAGCAATGAGATACCAAGAGACGTTGCGATCTCAGCCTCCTTCATGCCATCATAGAAATACATCTCGATGATGTCATGAAACAGATCTTTAACACGAGCCATTAGAACGGTACTCCTTCGGTAGACATAGGAACTTGATTCAACTCAGCCTGATACTTGCGATCGCCGACAACCAAAAGAAGGTTGCGAGCGCGTTCAAGTTTCTCAGCAAGATCGTAACAGTTCTTGGCGCTCAAATCAAGTTGCGAAAGAGTGTTCGCAAGAACATGATCGGCACCATTCACAAGGTCAATCGCCTCACTCAACAGAGTTTCAGTTTGCTTTTTCATATTACGCTACACTCCATGCATAATCATCCTGCGTACACACTTGCTCTAGTCCATCATACTCATCGATGCGATATAGAGTGCCAGCAGACAATTCTGCAATACGCAACTCCGCACAATCACCGTTAGCCTTATCCCCGAGTTCCTCCACGACCTGCACCAACACAGGGTCAGTTCGTTCGATATCTCGGTGATAGATAGTTTCTTCAGCGATACCTTTGATCTCACAATAACGCCTCACAGCCCTATTCGACAGACCAAACCCACCATAACAAGCATTGTATACAATTTTAGTCATTTTCATATGTTCTTACTAGGCAACCACCTGGATGCGAGGAGCAGCATTCTTCCATTCAGCCATGTCGTCGAAGAAATCATGACCAGGAAGCGGAGCGAAGAACTCGTCAGCAAGAGGACGCTTATCAGCCTCGCCCTTCCACACACGCTTGATTGCCTTGGCGCGGAATCGACCGTCGTTGAGGATTTCGGTCACGAGACCGACATAAAAGCAGTCGTTGATACCAACGAAGTCAAGACTCTTGACGACGTCACCAATCTTCACAGTGTTTTCACATTTCATACATATATTATCGCTTATTTCCCTAAAATTGTAAAGGAAAAAAACTCTAATAGAATCAATGACTTGCGCAAGTCTCACCAGACCTCCTGCAATCCTATTGCAGCGGTCCTATTATAGAGGCGGTAATAACTCGGGGGGAAGGTCAAATCGGCGCACACGGACTCCTGCCTCGCGCAACATTACTTCGGCGTGATCGATCGAGTAATGCTTGCCAGCACCCTTACCTGTGAATGGTCGATTCGGACCGATGACTTCCTTGATACCTGCTTGAATCAATGCGCGTGTGCATTCGGCGCATGGCTTCGGTTCAAAGTTTAGATAAGCACGAGAGTTGTTGAGTGAAACACCAACACGTGCGGCGTTGAAGATTGCATTGCGTTCAGCATGTTCAACCCAGTGATATTTTTCTGGGCGCTTCCAACGATCAGCCCAATCTTCTTCAATGCCTCTCGGGAAACCATTGAAGCCTGTGCTGAGTATAACATTGTCATCATTGACAATCACACAGCCGACTTTGGTTGATGGGTCTTTGCTTTTTTGTGAGATCAAAGCAGCCTGAAGGATGAACAACTCATCCCATGACAATTCATCACGAATCATAATTTATACACCAGTTGAACCAAATCCACCATTACGCTCTGAATGTTTTTCTGGTGCATTTGCAAGAACAACAAATTCAACTTGTTCATTGCAAGTAACTTCAGCCTGTGCGATTCGCTCGCCAGCCTTAATAGTCTGACCAATAGAAGAGATGTTTGTTAGAAGAACAAACACTTGCTGTTGATAGTCAACATCAACGATGCCTTCAGAGTTTGCTAACACCAAACCACGCTTCAGCGACAAACCTGAACGCGGATGAAGACGGATGCTATAGTTCTGCAATGGAAGTTCTTCATCGTGTTTTGTAATGTCTGCGAATGTTTCAATTGTAACGCGCTGTTCAATCTTAAAGATTAATCCAGTAGGAATAAGCAATCTATCACCAGGATAGATCGAGATTTCCTTGAAGTTATTGATTAATTGACTGATTGGATTGTTGTACTTGTCGTAACCAGTGACATGTGTGTCAGTTGGCTGAAATGACAAATCAAAACAATTTGCGAGAGTCGTGCCGTATGTTGGAAGTTCAAGATCATCACGAAGTCGATACACATTCACAGTTAGCATAAATTAACCTTCCTTCTTTTTCTTCCCGATTGTATATTTGGAAACCAATTGCCACTCATTCTTCTCTTTGAATGGAAGAATCTTGATCTGGCTTAATGGTGCGACGTTATCCTTTGTCTTATCTGCATTTACGAGTTTCACTAAACCCCATTCAGCCATTAGATTCGCAATCGTATTACGACGCTGAACATCATTGTCTGACATGTTGGATGGCTTACCGTCTAATTCAAAGAGTTCCTTGAAGTGGACGATGTAATACTTTCCTTGTTTATGGAGGATATGGCAAGACTGGTAAAGAATGTTGTCGTTCTTTGCAGCGACACCGATGCGCGTTAGAGTTTCGCGGACCTTGAGGAAGTCGTCTTGCTTTTCTAATGTGACTTCTACTAATTTTTCGACCATGGTCAATCACCCTTATATAATTGTTTTTTCATAGCGGTGATTTGGTCGTCGGACAGAATCTTTAATGCTTCTTCTGCTTTCGCATCGGAGTAGCCATAATATTCTTTTACGACATTCAAATCACTGCTTTGAGCCTTTTTGTGCCATTTACTGTATGGACGCTTTTGGGCTCTAACAATATTTATAAGAAAGTCATATTTGAGTTTATTGTCCAGAGTCGAAAACTTATTCATCTCGTTCGCCCAGAGAACAGTATCTCTATGAAACGAGAGTGCTCGGTTCACCATAAATGCAGAATATGACTTTTCATCCTGTTCAGTCAGGAGAGCATACTCTTTCGTCTGTAGAATAGACGGAATGATTTCTTTAAATAGGTCAGCCATTGAACTTACACTCCACCATCATCTCAGTTAGACATGCGGTGAGGTTCAGTTCCTGATCAGCAACGAATGCTGCCTGGTATTGATACTTGGCGAGAATCAAGACAGCATTCGGAATCGTGGACTTATCCATAATATCATAAAGACTATCATAGATCTTACGATAGATC